GCTCAAGATGATCCAGAACTAGAAACTTTTAAACTGCTGCAAGAAAAGCACATGGCCAAACTCACCATCTTGCCCCGACTTGGCTGTGAAGGACTGGCTGACATGTTGTACAAATATGTCAACGGGGTTTACATTCCAGACATGTGGGGGCCTGGTGAAGCTGCTCGTCTTTGGTGTTACAGGGTAGAAGTTCGCGAAACTCAAGCCAACATGGCTTTTCGCGAAGGCCATCGTGAGTGGATGGAAGATTTGTTTGCATGAACAGTGTAGAAAAAATCTGGGCCAGGGCCACTGGCCATCTCATGGGGCAGACAGACGAGGATAGGCCTGACGTGCCTATTCTCACTTTGCGTGAGGCACGTATTGCTTTATTTTTAAAAACTTTCTGGGTAGTGATACATACTGTCACGTGTTGCTTCATTATTGCCAACACTATAAGACACTGGTAACAAAAAATGACACAAGCAGTTTATGACATAGCCGTGTTGCTGGCCACTCGTGGTCGCACCGAAATGCTGGGGCGCAGTGTGCGCAGCCTTATTGAATTGGCAGCCAAGCCTGAACGCATACAATTGATGTTTGCGTTTGACAACGATGACGCAACAGGGTTTGACTACTTTGTTCAAGAACTACAACCCTGGTTGGATGCAAGAGACGTCAACTACACAGCTCTCAAATTCCAGCGCATGGGATATGTGAACTTACACAAGTACAACAATGCCATGGCCAAACAGACCAATAGTGACTGGCTGGTTATCTGGAACGATGACGCTGTAATGGAAACTCAAGACTGGGACCGTGTGATCATGAGTTATCAAGGTGAGTTCAAGTTGCTGAGTTTTAAAACTCATCGCATGCATCCTTACAGCATCTTTCCCATAGTGCCGCGCAAGTGGTACGACCTATTGGGCTACATCAGTCCACACCCCACACAAGATGGTTGGGTCAGTCAGCAGGCCTATATGCTGGACATTTATCAACGCATTGAAGTTGATGTGCTGCACGATAGATTTGATCTTACCGGCAACAACGGTGATGATATATTTGCCAACCGCCCCATGCTGGAGGGCAAGCCTGAAGATCCTCGAGACTTTCACAGCCGACAAATGATTGACCTACGTCACAGAGATGCTGCAAGGCTGGCCACCTACATGCGCACCCAAGGTATCAGCACAGAGTTTTTTGAAAACATCTTCAAAGGCACACAAGATCCTTGGGAAAAGTTGGCTCAAAACGACATCAATCGGCAAATGGTACAGTTTGCCAATCCTCACACAAATTTTGTTAAATAACAGATGTCTTACAAAATTGCCTGGGTTCAGCCCAACTTTCAGCAAGGGCCCAAAGAGTTTAATGCCTACTACCTGCCGTATTCGGCTGGTGTGATATGGACCTACAGCATGCAAGACCCTGTAATTCGTGAACAGTTTGAAGTCACTGAGTGGTTGTGGCGCAGAGAAGAAGTGGAACCCACAGCACAGCGCCTGGCTCTTAATGACATTGTGGCATTCAGCACCTATGTGTGGAATCATCGCTACAACTATGCAGTGGCACAACGAGTCAAAGAGATCAACTCTAATGTGCTAATCATATTTGGTGGACCAGAGCCTGCTATCACTGATACAGATTTGTTCCGTAAAGAACCATTCATGGACTTGGTGATTTGCTATGAAGGCGAGATCACATTCAAACGTGTACTGGAACATTATGAAACTCAAGACTGGGAAAACATTCCAGGCCTGTTGATCAATCGTGGTGGCGAAGCTGTCAAGACACCTGATGCCGAACGCATTGAAAGTCTTGACCAAGTGCCTAGTCCTTATCTAGCAGGCATCTGGGACGACCTCATTGCCAAACATCCCGAAGTCACTTGGCAGGGCACCTTGGAAACCAATCGTGGTTGTCCGTTTCAATGCACATTTTGTGACTGGGGCAGTCTAACATACAACAAGGTCAAACAATTTGAACTAGAACGTGTGTTTGAAGAGTTGGAGTGGATGGCCAAACGCAACTTTGACTGGATATCAATTACCGACGCTAATTTTGGTATGTTTGCCGAACGTGATTCAATGATTGCAGACAAGATCATTGAGTGCCAGGAACGGTATGGTTCACCGCGAACCTTTTCAGTGGCCTGGGCCAAGAATCAAAAGAAAGAAGTCATAGACATTGTCAAGAAGCTGCTGGATGCTCGGGGGTTCAATCAAGGCCTTACACTGAGTGTGCAGAGTCTAGATCTAGATGTGTTGGAAAACATCCGTCGCAAAAACATGGAAATGAACAAGTTGGAAGAAGTATTTGAGCTGTGTGACCAACGCAACATTCCAGCCTACACCGAACTGATACTGGGCCTGCCAGGCGAAACCCTAGACACATGGAAAAAGAATTTCTATGCACTGTATGAACTGAACCAGCACACAGGTATCACTGTGTTCCAAGCTCAGCTGCTGGAAAACGCCGAAATGAACTTGTTGCAAAAGAAACTGTTCAAAATTACCAGCCAGCCTGTTACAGATTACTTTGCCGGCAGCTACAGCGTGGAACACATTGAAGAAAGCATTGATGTCATAACCGGCACAAAGGATATGCCCACACCACGCATGCTGGATGCACAGATTTTTGCTTGGTTTCAAACTACCATGCACATCAATGGGTTTGCTACCTTGGTAGCTAGATTCATCAACAAACATCTTGGCGTGTCCTATGCAGATTACTACCAAGAACTGTTTGACTACTATATGACCATGCCATGGATGCAAAAAGAAGAACGCGAAGCAAGGCAATATTTTTCAAACTGGATGACCACTGGCAAAATCAATCATCCAAAAATTGGTGTTGAGATACATGGTTGGAACATTATTCACCGTACCAGCATGAACATGCATGCCGAAAACAAAGTCGAAGAAATGTATGACTGGTTGGAAAAGTTTTTGTTGCGTTACGACCTGGAACCCGAGCTGCTACAGAGCTTGATGAAAATGCAACGGGCCTATTACATATGTTATGAAAACCGAAATAACTATCCCATGAATGTCAAATTGGATTACAACATCTGGGAGTTTCTCAGTTTCAATCGTGATCTGGTACGTGCCCCCAGCGAATATCGCATGGACTTTCCCGAAGACAAAACCATGAGCTTTAACAGATTCCTGGAACTGTTTTATTTTGCACGGCGCCGTAACTTCGGCAAAGCCACAGTGGATTTGATCAATGCCAATGTGATATCCGCCCAACGTGGCGCTGGAGCCAGCAAAGCACAGGGATCATTTTCAGTCAAAAAAGCTGCATGACGAGACTGTTTACCTTTGGTTGCAGTTTTACCAACTATCGTTGGAGCACTTGGGCTGACTGTCTTGCTCCTGAATTTGACTACTTTGAAAATTGGGCGCAAAGCGGCGCTGGCAACCACTTTATTTTTAACAGCATTATGGAATGCGATCAGCGCCACCGTTTTGGTCCCAGTGACACAGTGGTAGTATGCTGGACCAATATCATGCGCGAAGATCGATACACTGATCGGTGGCAGACCTTGGGCAACATCACCAGTTGCCCCATTTACAACAAACAATATGTGGTCAAGGCCATTACTCAACGAGGTAGTCTCATAAGAGATTTGGCCATGATCAAGGCCACAACCAGCTTTTTGAAAACCAAGAGAAAACCATTTAGGTGGCGTTATCTCAGCATGTGTCCGTTGAAGCATACCGAACAATTTGATACCAGGGCCGCTGCTGATCACGATGTACTGGATTTGTACAGCAATGTGACAACCACTATGTTGCCCAGCTTTCAAGAAACTGTGTTTGGACAAGGCTGGAGAACACAAGGAGATCCCCATCCCACTCCTGTTGAGCATTTGGCCTATTTGGATGCAGTGTTACCAGGCTGGGTGACAAAATCTCAAACTCGTGCTAAAATCATTGAGGAAACAAATAACTTACAAAAGACCCGTAGCGGCCTAAGTACAGTACAAAGGTTATAACATGAAATTCAAAGCCAGCGAAATATTTTATTCAGCACAGGGCGAAGGACGCTATGTGGGTGTGCCTTCGGTATTCTTACGCATGTTTGGATGCAATTTTACATGCTCCAGTTTTGGTTGCAAACCCGGCGACAAAAGTACCGAAGCCGACGACGTTGCCAAGACAGTGCATCTCTACAAAACATTTGAGGAACTGCCGTTGGTGAATACTGGCTGTGATAGCTATGCATCGTGGCATCCGGCATTCAAACATCTCAGTCCCAACTACACAGCCGAAGAATTGGCAGATAAGATACATTCTTTGCTGCCACACAACAACTGGATACAGCCCAATGGCAATCCCATACATCTTGTGATCACAGGTGGTGAGCCATTGCTGGGTTGGCAACGAGCCTATCCCGAACTGTTGGATCTGTTGCGTGAGCGTGGACTCAGGCACATCACTTTTGAAACCAATGGTACCCAAGAACTGCATCGTGAGTTTAGACAGTACTTGGCCAACTGGGCTGGCGAGATAACATTCTCGGTCAGTCCCAAGCTGTCAGTGTCAGGCGAGAAGTGGGAAGATGCAATCAAACCCGACATTGTGTATGATTACGAAACAGTGGGTGTGACCTATCTCAAGTTTGTGGTCGAAAAGATTGAAGACTTTGACGAGCTGGATCGTGCTGTGGACGAATATCGACTGCGAGAGTTTGCAGGTCCGGTGTTTGTGATGCCCGTGGGCGGCGTTGTGTCAGTGTATGACGGCAATCGAATCAACGTGGCCGACGAAGCATTGCGTCGTGGCTATTGGTACAGTCCTAGACTGCACGTTGATCTTTGGGGCAACGGGTGGGGCAAATGACGCCAGACGCGGCTCTGGGAGTAATAGATATGTTTGACAAAATTAAAGGTTGGCTGGGGAAAAATAAAAAATCACCTGAGCCCAAGACCGAGAAACCGCCAAAGACAGCCCCGAAAAAAACTGAAAAAGAACTAGCCACTGCTGCCGGAGAACCTTGGGTGCAAGTGTTGCGTATTGATGTTGATCCCAACAACTTACATCAAGGTGCATTTGAACTGGACTGGAACGATATCTTTGTGGCACGCCTGGTCAAGGCCGGCTACATGATCAAACGTGAAGATACCGACGCAGAAATTGTTGATCGTTGGTTTCAAAATGTTTGCCGTCATGTTGTGATGGAAACCTGGGAACAAGAGCAGGCCATGCGCCAGAGTGGCATCTATGTCAAGACCACAGACATTGGCGGCGGCCGTAGTGAGGTATCATGATATTCAATCACATAAAGCAATTGAAGAAAGAAGGCAAACGCATAGGCATCACTTTCTCAACCTTTGACATGCTCCACGCAGGTCATATTGCCATGCTGTCAGAAGCCAAGAATCACTGTGACTACCTGATTGTTGGACTGCAAACAGACCCAACTATTGATAGACCTGACACCAAAAATCATCCTGTACAATCTGTTGTGGAGCGACAAATACAGTTGGCCGCATGCCGTTATGTTGATGAAGTTGTTGTGTACCAAACTGAACAAGATCTTATTGACCTGTTGCTGATCTTGCCCCTGGATGTACGTATCCTTGGCGTAGAATATGAACAGAAAGATTTCACAGGACGTGGCGAATGTTTTGATCGCGGCATCGAATTAGTGTTCAACCGCAGAGATCACAGTTTTTCAAGTTCTAGTCTGCGTAAACGTGTAGTGGTGGCCGAAACAGAAAAAGTTTTACTGCAAAGATGATTCTATACGTCAACGGTTGCAGCCACACCGCCGCTGCCGAAGCTGTGGTATCTGCCTGTTTTGCCAAAGATGATGGGCGACACGGCATAGATCGTAGGCCGCATCCGGTAAATTTAGCGGCCAGCTGGGGGGCGCACTTAGCCAGTGCCCTGGGCGCAGATTTGGTATGCGAAGCCGAAAGTGCTGGCAGCAATGCCAGAATCATACGAACCACCACGGAGTGGATTGAACAGAATCCACACTTGGTGCCCGATACCTTTTTTATCTTGCAGTGGACCACATGGGAGCGAGAAGAATGGTTACATCAAGGCACATGGTATCAAGTTAATGCATCAGGTCTGGATTGGGTTCCAGAGTCACTGCGTGATCGTTACCGTCAATTTATAATTGATTTAGATTACAAAAAAGTCAGTGTTGACAGTCACAATCAAATTTGGGCGTTCAAACAATTGATGGATGCAAAAAATTGTCGTTATTTGTTTTTTAACGGCCACAGTGCCTTTAGCGACATACATGATCGGCAAGATTGGGGCATCAGGTACATTGACCCATACGGACGCAACAGCAGCTACCACAATTGGCTTTTAAACAACGGTGGGCAGTATGCCAACCCAAAAAGCTACCATTTTGATGCCAAAAGCCATAGACTTTGGGCCAACTATGTGTTACAATACCTGTATTGTAACCAACTTGTGGACTGTAACAGTGAAGTACCTACTGATTGACACTGCCAATTTGTTTTTTCGTGCACGCCACGGTGCTCACAGATCAGCTGACACATGGAGCAAGCTGGGCATGGCCCTGCAAGTGACGTTCATGAGTGCCAACAAGGTGGCTCGCAAATTTGGTGCAGACCATGTGGTTTTTGCACTAGAGGGACGCAGCTGGCGCAAAGACTACTATGAGCCTTACAAACGCAATCGTGCCGAAGCTCGTGCCACGCTGAATGAACAAGAAGCCGAAGAAGATCAGCTGTTTTGGGAAACCTATGATCAGCTCACTAAATACTTGTCTACCCGAACCAATTGCAGTGTGATTCGTTGTGCCACAGCCGAAGCTGATGATGTCATAGCACGTTGGATTGCCCTGCACCCCCAGGATCAACACACCATTGTCAGCAGTGACTCAGACTTTGTGCAACTGGTCAATCACAATGTGCAACTGTACAACGGCATCAATGGATGTTTGTTCACTGTCGACGGGGTCACAGACGAAAAAGGCAAAAGTTTGGCTTTTACCATAGGCAGCAACAGCAAGATCAAGGTTGGCAAAGCCGACAGTGCATTTGTGCCCCCGCCCAACTACAATCGCTGGGCACTGTTTTTGAAATGTGTGCGTGGCGATCCCGGCGACAATGTGTTCTCGGCATACCCTGGCGTTCCCATCAAAGGCAGCAAGAATCGTGTGGGATTGACCGAAGCATTTGAAGATCGTGAACGCCGTGGCTACAACTGGAACAATCTCATGTTGCAGCGCTGGACTGATCACAACGGCGACGAACATCGTGTACTGGACGATTACGAAC